GGCACGGATGATGAAACACCACAAGCACCAACTGGCACACGGGATGAAAAGGGCCGCTTTGCACCAAAAGCAGAAACAACGCCAGAACCTGCCGCGAAAGCCGCTGATGAAAACACGTCAGCGCCAGCCGTAACTGCTGTTGAGCCGCCCAGCCGCTTTTCTGCTGACGCTAAGGCCGCATGGGCAACAACGCCTGACCCCGTTAAAGCTGAAATAAACCGCGCTATGAGCGAGATGCAGCAGGGCTTGCAGGAATATCAAACCAAATACACTCCCCTCAAGCCATACGAGGATGCAGCCAAACAAAGCGGTACAACAATTGAGGCCGCACTTCAAAACTACACCAACATGGAAAGCATGTTGACGACGAACCCTGTGGCAGCATTTGAGCAGATTTGCGAGTTTATCGGCAAGACGCCGCAACAGTTTTTCAGTGAGATTTCCAGCGAACGGCAACAACAGTCCGCACCCGATCCGGTGATTTCACAGCTTCAACAGCAAGTGCACATGCTGCAACAACAGCTTTCAGGTGTTTCAACAACCATTCAATCACAGAATGATATTGAGACCGAAAAACGAATTAACGCATGGGCGGCGGATAAGCCCCGCTTTGGCGAACTCAGAGACACCATGTTAACGCTTGCAGAAAGCGGCTTGGCAGACGACTTGGACAGCGCTTACGAGATGGCAGGACGGCTCAAACCCGCCGCTGCACCACAGCAAGCGCCCCAAACAACCCCAGACCTTAAGGCTCAAACCCAAAAGGCAAAACTATCAACTGTTGGCGCTCCCGTATCAGGCTCAAACCCTGCTTACCGCAAGTCCGCAGTATCAGCGTCCGAAGCTTTAGACCGCTCGTTTGCGGCTCTTGGTATCGGCTAACCCAACTCATTTTAGGATAAAACCAAAATGCCAATTATGCCAACCACCCCAGAGCGCTTGCAGGAAGCGTTTTCTCTGGCCTTGGAAGACCGTTCGAGCGGCTATGTTGACCTCGTAACCAACGCCAATGCCATCCTGTACATGATGAAACAGCGTGATATGTTCACAACGTTTTCAGGCCCGACTATCCGTGAGCGTTTGCTCTACGGTGAATCCGGCACATACACCCGCTATAGCGGCCTTGAGTTCTTGAACCCCAAAACTGCCGACCTGTTTACAGACGCGGAATGGGAACCAAAGATGGCTGCTGTGTCTATCGTTCTTGCGAATGAAGACATTTTGAAGAACAGCGGTGCCGCTCAACTCAAAGACATTTTCAAGGCGCATATGATGGCGGCTGAAGATGAATTGGTTGACCGTTTTGTTGAAGACATTCACTCAGACGGCACGGCAGCAAAGCAGGTAGGTGGTTTGCAGCTTGCAATTCCAACCAACCCGCTCTTGGGAACCTATGGCTCTATTGACCGTTCCATCGCCACCCAATGGCGTACACGCGCTTTTGACGTGAACTCGGCCTTCCCAACCATTACGCAGTTCAATGCGGCCTCTGCACAACGTGTTATGCAGCAAGTCGTTATTGCTCTGTCGCGTGGCAACAAGGGGCCGAACGTCTTTGCAATGGCTGCTGAACATTATCAGGCATATACTGAAAGCTTGACGACAATTCAGCGCATCAATGACGAAAACGGCGTGGGCAAGGGCGGCTTTACATCGCTCAAGTTCTACGGCGCTGGCAAGACCATGGACGTTGTACTTGAAGGCGGTATCGGTACTGCAATGCCTGCCAACACAACCTATGTGCTGGATAATTCGGCTTTGTCATTCCGCTATCACCCCGAACGCAACTTCTCGAAAATCGGCAAGACGCAACAGCCTGTCAATCAGGATGGTGTCGTTCAGCACGTTGGTTTCATGGGCAACTTGATTTTGAAAAATCCGTTGCACACTGCCAAGATTTTCGACTCTAACCCAGCCGCTTAATTGGAGTAATCGAAAATGTCTCACTCTAACAACATTGGTTTCGACCAACTCGCAAAGTATCGTGATGACGGTTTGCTCAACCGTCCTCCCTTTGCTTTGGGTACAAAAATGTTTGGTCGTGATGGTCACGACTGGATTTTCGGACGCGCAACGGCTGCAATTACAGCCAACACCGCGTCTGTCTTGACCGAGCCTGCAATGACGTTTGCAGCGGGTGCAGGTGCATGGACCTCTCCAGCATTTGCCCTTGTGCTTAACGACTATGCGTGGTTCCGCAAGACCGCAGCTTAACGAACGAGGGGCGGGGGAATAATCTCCCGTCCTTTCTTGCACTCCCTCAGACGGAAAAAACATCATGGATATTCTGGACTACAAAGAAGACACATCGCACCTCCACATTCGCTTTTATGACTCGACGCAAAAAGACGAGCGCAAGTCACGCGAACAAGGGCACCCCATTCACAAGCAAGTCGATATGGTTGAAATCCGCTTTGTCGGCGACAAGAAAACAATTATTCACGCGCCCGCTGATGACCCGTCAAAGAACGTACCAGGCATTGGCTATATCAGCTACAAGCAACGCTTTGCCCGTCATTGGGAAGTGTACGAGCGCACAAAGATCAATCTTGCAGACGGTACGCCGCTTGAAGAGCTGACCACGATTGACTCTGCACGTCGCGCTGATTTGAAGAGCCTTGATATTCGCACTGTTGAAAATCTGGCCAACCTGTCAGACGCGCTGATTAAGAAAATCGGTATGGACGGCAATCAATTGCGTGATGTTGCGAAAGCATATCTTGCCCGTGCATCCGGCAATGCAATGGAAACAAAGCTGCTTGCTGAAAATGAAGAAATTCGCACACAAATGACGGCTTTGGAGGCCGAGCTTGCACGACTGAAAGCTCAAGAACCAAAGCGCGAAACCTTGTCTGTTCCAAAAGACAAAGCTGCATAAGGCTAAAACATGTCTCTCTTATCCGTCGCACAAGAAATTGCACCTTTGATTGGTCTGGCCAAGCCTGCAACCCTCGTTGCATCGTCTGAGCCTGAGCATGAACAGTTGCTGGTTATTGCCCAACGTGCGGCGGATGTTATTTCAGAGGCTTACGATTGGCAGGCTTTGACAAAGCTGCACACGCTAACGGGAAACGGCACGACAACTGATTTCAGCCTTCCCGCTGATTTTGGCAAATTCACAGATGACTCAGACGATGAGGGCAAGATTTATTCAACACTTGGCATTGGCCCACTGGTCCGCGTCCATGATCTGAGCGAATGGTTGCGCCGTGAAGTCAGACAGATTGGTCAGGTCACGTATTCGTGGATTTTGTACGGGAACCTTATTCGCATAAAGCCTGCGCTGCCTAACGCTGCAACGGCGCAATTCTTTTATCAGTCAGAAAACCTGATTGTTGACGGCGTGTCATCTGTGACGCGCAAGGCACGGTTTAGCGCTGACAATGACTTACTTTTGCTTGATGAAAGAATGCTCAAGCTTTGCATGTTGTGGATGTGGCGTCATTCCAATGAGCAAAGCTACGCGCAATATATGCAGGAATATGAACAACTGAAATCACGCCTAATCACGAGAGACAAGGGGTCCAAGTCCATTCGGTTTGGTAGGTCAAAGCTTGTTTCTAACGTCCAAACCGCTTATCCTTATCCGGTGTTTTGATGCTAACTGCTTTAGAGGATGGCGTTGATTCATCGGCGCGGCGCACAACGTTTTTAAAAAAGGTCATCCCGGCTCCAGTGGGCGGCTGGCGCTCTGACAGTTCGATTGCAGAAGAAAACCCTGGCGCGGCAGAAGTGTTGGAAAACATGTTTCCAACCACACGCGGCGTTCGTGCACGGCGTGGCTCAACAAAACATGCGACAATCGGCTCAACAGATGCACCAACGCTTATGCCCTACCTTGGCCCTGCTGCTAAGGCGTTGTTTGGGGTTTGTGCTGGCAACATCTACAACATCACGGCCCCTGCAAGCCCAACGGCAATTCCAGCGGTTGCCAGTGGTGGGTTAACGAATAGCGAGCTATCCTATCTGAATTTTACTACGTCTGGCGGTGATTTTCTTTTAACTTTCAACGGTGTTGATTTGCATCGTGTTTATAACGGCGCAACATGGGCGATCAATACGCCTGCAATCACGGGTGTTTCCAGCACAAATATTATTCAAGCTTGCGTCCATGCGGATCGTATCTGGATGGTGCAAAAGGACTCGCGCAAGGTTTGGTATTTGCCAATCTTGAGCATTGGCGGCGCTGCAACAGAGTTCACA